AGTCTTGCTGGCTCTGTTATATTTATCTCGTTTGTAGAGCCCATATAATATGAACCACTTCCCTTGTGGATTGGCTTTATGCCGAAGTAACTACCTGGCTTATTAGTCTTTTTAGGGGCTAAAGATAACAATTTCAAAAACTTCTCATCTAGCTTGGGGACTTTTATCCCGTTGGCCTTGTACCACTTAAACACCTTGTCTAGTGAATTGGTCACCTCCTTAGAGATACCGAAGCCCGTAGGCTTAACATCTTCAGGGATTATAGGCGTTGGAATGTTTGCTTGAGATGGTGGGGGTGCTGGTGTTTCCTCTTCTATTCTTCGCCACCCTAACGCACAACGGCAGTTGATTACTTGGCTTGGGCCTCCTCTTCGGTCACCTGGAAACTGCATCTTAGCCCCACCAACCTCAAAGTCTTCTTCTGCTCCTATGGTTTCGCTCCGTTTCATCTCGTTGTGAGAATTACGGGTTCTAGAATCCTTCTTAGCAATCCAATATTTACCCATTGTAACCCCGTACTTCTGAAATAACTCTTGTGAGCCTAGATACTCACCGTAAGAAGCGGCACTAAGGGTTTCAGTTCGGGCTATTCTTTCAGCTTGGAAGCGTGAACTTCTCTTAAGGTTCCTTAGAAACTTGTCGTTTTTGAGTGCATCGGTTACCGCCCTTATCCCTTTTCCGTCCTGAATAGCATCGTAGACAACCGAATTAAGTAGCCTTTGCGCCCCAATCTCAGAAGTTAGGCTAATGGTCTTTATTTGGTTTAGGTTGCTCCGAAAATATTTCCCAATAGCCTCGGTCTTCCATTGCACCTTGGGTATACCCTCGCTTAGATCACTCTTAAACTTGCCTTGTGCAAAGTCCTTAACGAACTGGTCAGAGAACAAATAGCCAGCATCAAAATAAAGGTCTTCAACTAGCTTCTCTACATCAGTAGAAGGGTAGTTTACGGGGTAAATGACGTTCTCCAGGTTACTTAGGTCGGCCCCCTTTATATACTTTAGGTTAGCCTTGTAGATTTCTTCCGTGAGTTCACGAGCGTAACGCCTAGAAATCTTGTCCCTACGTCTGTTAACGTCTAAATATCGCTTGTCGGCTGGGCTCATTCTTCACCTTCAAAGCCGCTTAAATCAATTGGCGTAAGGCTAGAAGGTACATAGACTTGATTCATATCAGCGTCCTCAATAGCGGCAAGCCCCATCATTTCCCTTTTCTCGTTCGGGGTCATCCAATACGCACCACTAAGGGCAGAAACTTGCTCCTTCTTGTCGGCCTGAAGTTCGGGAATCTCTGAAGTGTCAAACTTGAAATAAACCCCCTCGTCATTCATAAACAAATGATTGAAGCTATATTCGAACTTGCTCAGAGTAGGTAAGATAGAGTCCGTGTAAGCTTGCTTTCTGTACTGCTCCTGATTTGAGAATGTGCTAGAATCGTTGTTGTTGAACAGACCAACGGGCAAGTTGTAGGCGTTGCAAACGTCACTAAGGGAAAGGTCTAGAACCTCCATTATTCCCATATCCACGGGAGTGATACCAAAGTTAATGTAACCCAGGTCACCGACACCAACACCAATAGAATTAGAATTTGAGTTCTTTCGGACTTCCTTAATGCTTTGGCGCATCTCGTTAATCTCGTCTTGTGTCCAAGCATCTTTACCCCCCGCGAAGTCAATTCCTTTATTATAGAGAATACCAGCGGCTCCCTGGTTATCCATAGACGCTTTTTGGGAATCATAGCCACTATTTGAAGTCTGAATTGATTTAAAGGCCGCTTGTAAGGGACTTTGTCCGTATAAATGTTCACCGCTTCCGAAGGCCATTTGGACGTTCTTAATATGGATCACATTCTCAGCGTCCATCTTCGTGTTTATATAGCCTTCTGTAAATCTGTATTCTGCGACACCTCTACCGCTCTTACCTGAGATGGCTTCTATGTATACGCTAGGCAAAGCTTCCACGAGCAGAATTCGACCTTCAGTTATTGCGGTTTCACCCTTCTGACAATAGATATAACCGTTACCCGTTAAAAGGTAGTTAGAATAGAGATTAGCTAGGAAGTCGTTAAAACTTTGGTAGCTATTGGGCTGGTCTTTGACCCTCTCAAATGGCTCGTATTCAATCTTATTCCCCTCAGCATCATACGCACACAAAGGAACGTTAGACATCTTCTTACTAAGGAAGTTAATTACTGAATATACGTCAGGGTTCTTCTGATAGGCTTGCTCTAGTAAACTCTCAAAGTTGAACGGCTGCCAGATTGCTGAGTTAGCCCCCAAGTGGGTTAGCTGGGCCGTGAGTAGTTTGCTTAACTGCTCTTGAATTTTCGACTCTTTGCGGTCGTACTTGAGGAAATCTAATAACGCCATAGCACAAAAGTAATTTAGCCCTTTAGCCCCGTTTATATAAAAACCCCACGCTATACCTCAGAGCGTCAAGAAGGTGGTTGAAGGAATCTATTGGCTTTTCAGTTGGGCGTTCGTTTTTGTCTAAGTGCCAAACATAAGACCCTAGTTCCCTCTCCAAGTCTTTGCTTCGTCTTGTGTAAAGAACCTCCTTGGACTGGAGTAGTTTGATCCCGTTTCTAATGGAGTCAGGCCCCTTAATTGCTCCTATTGCGTTTAGTCCCCCTCTTCTTAGTTCCGCTATGCTCTTGGGTTCTGCACTATCACAAATAACCCTTAACCCCTCACATTCGTGTTTTATCTTCTCAACTAACTCAGTATTAGTAAGATGCGTTTCGTACACGAGTTCATCCACATAGACACGGTCATTATGCTTACCGACCTTTAGGACTGCCGTGGGGTCTTGTGAAAACCCGAAGTCGATACCAACGCAAACATCTGAACACTCCGAAAAGTCTAGTTCTTCTACCTTGGTGAAGTTCCTATAAATTCTACCCTTCTTGCCTCGTCCCCTCTCACCTAAACCAAACACCGCCCAATCTTCAGGGCTTGACGTTTTAAGGCTTTCGATTTCGGCAATGATAGACTTCGGAAGGTGTGGGTTGTCCTTGTAGGTGGTGACAATTAAAGCCGCATCTTCCCTTGCTTCTACTTCGTACCACCAGCCGTCTAAATCGCTAGGGTTATAACTAAGCACAATAAACCCCGTGGTTCTGTAAGATAGTTGTCTAAATGACTCAGCGGTTATCTCGTTGCATTCGTCTAAGAAAAGTGCATCCCGTTTCCTACCTCTTAGCTTTTGGGGTTGATCCAAACTAATAAACTCAACGGTGTTCCCTCTAAGCTTATAGATTCCTTCTGTTTTATTGTGGTCTTCTTCAACGTATGCCTCAAAGCTTTGTAGTATTTCAACGAAGTCCCGAAGGGTTGAAGCCTTTAAGGCTGGTAATGTTTGCCGTGCTATGGTAATAACCATCCCAGCATTGGGGTACTTATAACAAAGTTCAATAAGGAATTGAACGGCACTATATGACTTTCCCGACCTTGTGCCCCCTCTTAGGCTTATTAGCCTCTTAGACTCGTGGTTTTCTCTTAGAAATTTAAGGTTCGGGTTCGTCATCCTCAATAGCCTCCTGAATCATCCAAGGGGGTAAGGTTATTTGTGTGCCGCTTTCATCTCTTACTAGAGCCTCCACACTTACCGCCTTGAGTTCAGGAATAACGAATTTACTGATTTTTAGAAAAATGTCAACCGCACGGGCTGGGTCAGGAGCGTTAGACCACACAACGGCCCCACGTTCGTCCCGAATTACGTTCCCTCCCTCATCTCTTTGGGGCACACCTTCAGCCGTGTCCATTAGGAACTTATGAATTCTAGGCTGAACACCGTCAGCCATCTTAGCGAAGATTCTTCTTATCTCCTCTATTTCCCTTTTAGAAGACTTGTGCCGCTTACTAGCTGACTTCTTTCGGTCTTCCTCGGTGAATCTATGCCGAACTTTAGCCAGGTGCTTCCCTTGCTTGGTATTAGCTAAGTTCTCCCTCGCCTTTTCTTCCTCGTTCATATTCTAATATTGCTTGTACAACATCATAAACGCTCACAATGTCCCCATATTCGGTAATGCAAAAGGTGTTTTTGCTAATACCCATCTCCCTAAGTTTGTTCAAAGTATGTCGTAAATACTTAACTGCTCGTTGTCCTTCGGTAAAAATAGTTCAGCAATAGCGTCATACGCCCTAATTTCCATAAGGTCTTCAATCATCTGAAGCTGATAGCTGGTGGTTTCGTGGGAAAGTATGAAGTCCTTGAGCCATTCAATAAACTCATCGTAAAGAAGAACGTGGCTAGCCGAAAGGTCTAGGTAGTCTTCAGGGGTCAGGTCGATTAGTTTGATCAACCGCATAGCCTCCAAGTAGTCTTCTACCTCCATAGCCTAAATATAGCCACTTAAAAGGGTGGGTCTTTTCCTTCGTTGAAAGTTTTTCCACTCCAGCTTTGGTATCGTCCATCGAAATAACTCCCCTTAATGCGTCCAGTTTCCCCGTTTCTGTTCTTGGTGACCTTTATTAAGTCGAAGTATTCCCCATCTTCTTGAATGCCGTAAACTACTGACCTATAAAGCATTATAATAACCGAAGCGTCTTGTTCTATACTTCCTGAATCTCTTAGGTGGTGGCTATCGGGTTCTTTTGTTTCGGTGCTTTCTACGGCTCTGCTAAGTTGGGATAAGAGTAAAACGGGAAGGTTGTTCTTTTTAGCTATCATCTTAAACGCCCAAGACATTTCCCCTACCTCCCTTTCTCGGTTGTTGGTCTTTTGCCTTGTCTTGGCTAGTTGTAAGTAATCAACCACCACGAGCGCAACATCTCCCCTCCTATTTTCCTTGGCTACCTTACTAGCTATGTCCTCAACGTACACATAATCCTCTAAAACCTCAATCTTATAGCCTTCACTTTTGATCATAGCCTTCTGAAGCTTGCTAACGTCAGGGCTAGAACTAAAAACCTCCTTCATTTCAACCTCCCTAGTGTTGGCCCAAAGCCTTTTTATTAGTTGGTCGCTAGGCATCTCTAAAGAGAAGAACAGAACACGGCCCTTTGACTGCGAAGCCACGGCAGTTTCAATAGCGAAAGCAGTCTTACCCATTGCTGGACGTGCCGCCAAAACACTCAAGTCCCCACCTTTTAAGCCATTCAAGACCCCATCTAGAACGCTATTCCCCGTGGGTGCGCCCATAGACGTGTCTTTTATCCGTTCTAACGCCACGTTCATTAGTTCTAAGAGCGTCTTAGTGGTTTGGGGTGTGCTACCTTCAAGAAGTTGGTTAATGTCGTTAGAAGCCTTAAAAACCCCCTCTATGTCTTGGGTCTGAATTAGGTCTTGTCCTACCCGTTGGGCTTGCCGTTTAATGAAGTCCTCTTGAACTAGGGTGGCGTAGGGGATAACATCGACCCGAAACGGTGCATTTTTGGAAAGTTCTACTAAGGTTGTGACCTGGTCGGGGAATCTCTTACCCAATGTCACCAAGTCCTCATAGCTTCCTTTTGCCCTTGTGTCTTTACAAGCCTTGACAATCTTAAAATAAGTAGGGTCTTCGAACCATTCGGGTTCTATCCTAACGCTATCTATTGCCGCTGGGTCGTTAATCAGTAACCCAACTAAAGAGGCTTCTAGGTTCATAGATCAAAACCCGTCTTCTTGGTTAGCTTGTGTTCGGGGGTCATCCAAACATTAAGGGCCTTATGTTTCCAAGATTTTATGGTGTTGTTGTGGGAATCGCACCAGTTCAAGGCTTCGTAATACTCCCACATTTCGTCAGCCCTCCAAGCCGTGTAGCCCTTTTCTAAGAAGTATTCTCGGACTTGTTCCTTTGTCGGTGCGGTGAATCGTTCGGGTATTCGTTCGTTCGACTTCTTTTCCCCGAATAAATCTAATTGCCCTGAGTCTAAAAGCCCTTGTATTATTATAATGGCCTCACGCAAGGTCTTTTTTTCTTTTTCTGTCATAGCGTCAAAGCTAGAACAAAAAGAGCAAACAAATAAAAAGAAGTTCTAACTAGCTAGCAGTTAGGTTCATACGAAGGTTGAAGTCCATTAGATAGCGGACTATATACCTACCATCATCGCTTCGGGTCTGCTCCTTACTTGCCCCAAGATCGCTAACGCTCTCTAGTTCTAGGTCTAGGGTTCTAGCCTCGTTGTGGATTTCGCCCGTTAAGGTGGTGTCTTGGAAAGCCTTATACACCAGGTCAATTAAAGTGTTATGGTTAGTGACTGAGTACGCTGGGCTAGTTTCGTAGAAGATCACTCCCGTGGTAATCGTATAGTCATAACTCAGGTCAGTCTGTGAACCCGTTCTATCTGCGCCACCTATATCTATATAAACGTACTTGTCAAGGTCGCTGACGTTGGTTCGGCTATACTGGATAGCTACGGAACTCTGACCATTGGCGTTTAAGACGGTTCTAATTGCATTGTGTACCAAACGCATTATATCGGTAGTCTGTCGCATAGGGCAAAAGTAGGCCCACGAGCGGAAGCCGTTTAAGGGGTTCTTGACTTGTTTTATAGGTTTGCGTACCTTTGTAGACATAAGAAGCTAGTAGAAGGCGGCAACGAATCGTTTAACTAGCAGACACCGAAGAGGTTAGGGGGTTGGTACTCCGTGAAAGCATAAGCCATCCAGTACCGTTATCCCGAAAGGCAACAAGTCGTAGACTGTCTGTCCGAAGGGGTGCAAGTGATCTAAAGCGACAAACTCAAGCCGTACCGAAGCAAGATTATATTTCCTCTCTGTAATGGGGGGAGGGGGGGCGTTACTTGCTTTGGGTGGCTTAGATTTAGAGCGAAAGAAAAAAAATAATTACTATATTTGTCCCATGGCTCAGACACAACCAAGAGGGTTAATGCCTCAGACACTTGCTGAATACTTGTTTTACCAAGGGTATAGGTACATTGAAACCAATAGAGATAGCGGTGCTATCGTTGCCTATAATGGTTCTGAGTTAATTAGAGCGGTAGCGTTTAAGACATACCAGGTTGAACTATTCCTTAGAGATAAGGGGGTACTAGGTGCAACCTTTCACGCATTGGAACGAGAATGGAAGTTCTACGATCATGACGCTTGTCTAGACTATATAGAAAATAACGGGAATCAAAGCCAGCTGAATTCACTTATTGAGAGTGGACGGGCTGAATTTAACCCGAACGAAATTGAACTCTAATCCACAAAAACAAAAACAAATGGATTTAATTGCAAAGCTGACACAGATTCAGCACGACCTAAAAGCCCCAAAGTCTAATTTCAATTCTTTCGGGAAATACAAATACCGTTCTATTGAGGACATTCAGGAAGCGGTAAAGCCCCACCTTAAAAAACACGGATGCGTGTTAAACTTCTCGGACGAAGTTGTTGAGGTAGCTGGTAGGGTAGTTATTCAGGCAACCGCTTGCATTCAAGACGGCAAGGATGATTTAAGCGTCACGGCTTATGCCGAAGTGGATCAAATTAAGGGAATGAATATGGCCCAAGCGTTTGGCTCTGCTAGTTCTTACGCTAGAAAGTATGCCGCTGGTGGTCTTCTGTTATTGGATGACACTAAGGACGCTGACGGAACGAACGACCACGGTAAGAAGAAAGAAAATGACTTTGAAAAGGCTTTGATGTGGTTAACTGCTAACCCAACCCAAAACAACTACGATAAGTTGGCGGTAAAAATGGGTTCGGTGTTTACCGATGATGAATTCAAGAAGCTTCAGGCTATTGTTGAACTTGCAGAAAAAATGAACAAATGAAAATAAGAGCAAGCGCATTAGGTCAGATAATGACCAACGGAAGAGGGTCAAATACTATCGGTGCTACCGCACTAACTGCCCTCAAGGAAATGTATCTTTTCCAAAAGTACGGACGTACTAGGGAGATCAACACCGCACAAATAGCCAAAGGGTTAGCCGTGGAAGAGAAGTCTATTGCTCTGCTAGGTATGGTAGACGGTGAGCTTTACGAGAAGAACACGGAGCGTAAGTCAAACGACTACATAACTGGAGAGGCTGACATCTACACGGGAGATAAGGTCATTGACGTTAAGAGTTCCTTCGACATCTACACCTTTCATAAGGGTGAGGGGCCAATTAACAAGTCGGGAAAGCTTACGCCTTATGGCTGGCAGTTAACCGCCTACGCTTGGCTTTGGGAAGTCGAGGACTTGCAACTTAGTTACTGCCTTTCTAATACACCTGAAGACATCGTTGAGGGTCTTATTTATAGGGAGGCTCTTAAATTGGAGGGTGGTGACTCTAATCCACTTTATACCAAGATTCAGGAAGAGGTAACGAGAAACCATACGTTTGATGACATCGAAATTCACGAGCGTGTTAGGTCTTTTAACTTTAAGGTTGATCCAAACAACTTTAGACTTATCAAGGCTAGGGTTCAAGAATGTCAAGAAATAGTAAAGCGTTGGGACTCGGAAGGTCTTGACTAGTGTTAACTTAGCAAAAAAATAAAAAGATGCTAAATCTTAATTGTGCTGGTAACTCAGCAACACACAAGTTCACGGAAGCAATGGGGGATAAGCCGTGCCGTTTGTCTTTCTCAATAGCCGTTAAGACGGGTAAAGATTCAACCGCTTGGGTTAGTTGTTCGATGTATGGGGTAAGAGCGGAAAAGCTATGGCCCTTCTTTAAGGATGTCAAGTCAATTAAGGTAGCCGTCAGCGGAAAACCTTGGGTAAGTGCGAAAGGTGATAAGGGTTATTTAAACCTAGCCGTGGACACGCTGACCTTTATGGGTTCCGAAAGCAAAGGGGGTGCAAGTGAATCCTCAGACGGACTACCGTTCTAAGCTATGGACATTCCTAAAAACACTAGAATGAGGGTTAACAATCACGGGCTACTTTACTTCCAGTATGATGGGCGTTACTACTTTAGTGACCCCGACCTTGGACAAAGAGCCGACTTCCCAATAAGTGGGACAGACCCCGACTCTATAACCGTAGCAGACTTCAACTCATAACCACCATCACGCCCTTTTGTAGGTTTGCATAGTCTAAACATTGGGGAGTGACAGGGTTGCAGCCCGTGGGGGTTTGAGTTTATAGGGGGGCTTTGGCCCCCTTTTATATTTGTGGTAATCAAAAAGACTTGAAATGGCTAAGATGGATGGGCTTTATGTCCGTATTCAAACTGATTCAGCAACACCAGCAACGAATGCGGCAATCGCTGGGGTGGTTAGTTCGGCAATGAACATCACTACTAACGAGATTGATACCACTTCTTACGAAGGGAATGGAGATTATACGGGTATAGCTGGAACTCGTTCCGCTGACTTTTCCGCTGATTTCCACCTTGAGTCTGACGGATCAAACCTTACCACTCTGATGGCTGACCAAAAGTCTGGTACTATCTTAACCTTCGTTTACGGTGGAACCGATCCAGGTGACTTTCAGATTTCAGGAAGCTGCTACATTACTGCTATGAACATTACTGCTAGCATTGATTCAGCGGTTAACCTATCTATGTCTTTCCGTGTTACTGGTGCGCTCACTCTTGGGGTTGCTCCTTAATTAGTTTTCTGTATTTGTTTAAGGGAGGCTTCGGCCTCCTTTTTTTTTATCCAATTATTTACATTAGCTTTGTTGCAAACAATAAAAACAATGAAGCAAAGAATAACCGTTTACGACATCTACGGGTTAACTGAGATGCAAGAAGTAAACTCCGTGGAAGTAGACTACAAGGTTGAAATAATACCCAACTCTAAGGAAGGGTTCAGGTTTGCGTTCAGCGGTGAGGCTACCGTTAGCATAACGGAGTACAAGACCGAAGAGGCATTTAGTGATGGGTGGACGAACCACGTTAATAGGATTGACAATGAGTATGACGTTACCCTAGAGATAGAAGACTTCTACTTTAAGGACGCTCCAGGTACTGAGTTGAAAGATTTTGATCCCGTCCTTTACATTGAAGACTTTAACGATAGCCCCGTTGTTTACCTAGAATTCGAACTAAGATGAGAAACCTATTTGAAAGATTAGAGCACCACGGGGTGACGTTTGAAAAAGACGTTATCCGAACTTTGAAGGTCAACCTTTACCCCTCTATGCTTCCGCTTTATACTGCGGCTGGTGTGTGGTTTGCAATGCGGAAGGCTGGGGTTGTTGAAGGCCGTTTCTCCTTTACTAAATTTATTGAACTTTTCGAAGATGCTGAAGCTTAGAGATGTACTCCTTTTTGCCTGTGATTATATGGGAACGGACGTTAGTGAGGTGATGTCCACCACGAGAACCACGCCACTAGTTAAGACCCGTATCATTTATGCTAGTATAGCTAGGGGGCTAACCAACAAAACCCTTGGGGAAATAGCTTCCCTTATTGGTCGTGATCACGCCACAATTATCCACTACACGGATAGGAAGCCTTCTGAGGTTCACCGTGATTTGATACTAAACGCTACCAAGGCTTTCACCGATATGCATGGACATGAACTAGAGGCTTTTACAGACCAAGAACTTTCCATCTTTGACCTGAATGATAAGCTAAAGCTTCGGGTATTTAAGGAGCGGAAGAGATCACTAGAGAACCTACGAATTATTAAGGGCAATCTTGACCAAGTCAAAGAGAAGTGGGTTAAGATCAAGTTGTTACCTTTGTTAAATGAGGAAATCTCACGGCTCAACACTTTGCTGGAGTTGCGGGACAATGTTCCTGAAGAACAAAAGAGAGCAAATGGTTTGCTCCGTGGAGTGCGCAATAAATCTCCAAAATGGCATAATGTCTAAGAAGTCTACTTGGACTCATTCCCGTTGGCTAGAGGAACTGCAAAGGGACGTTAACAAAGCCGTCAGGTTGATAGACCACGGTCACCCTTGTATAAGTAATGGTTCGGCCTTCAAGGAAGGTGTTATGGACGCTGGGCACTACTATGCTAGATCAACTCACCCCGTTCTAAGGTTCCACCTATTAAACATTTGGGGTCAGTCCAAGTACGATAATCGTTTTATGGAAGGAAACCGCCAAGGCTATTCTAAGGGACTTTCTTTGGTGGGTGGTAGTGAACTGCTAGAAGAGATAGAAACGCTCCCACAAGTATTTAAAACGGGCAAATGGAGTATTCCTGAGTTGGCTACCGCTCGTGACGTTGTCAGGGCCTTCGTTCTTGACTTTGAGAAAAAAGGTTACTACCTTGAGAATGAGGATAGAATAAAACTGAAGAGGGAGTTAACGGAATTGACTGGGCTATATGAGGTGGATTTGATGCGGAAAAACATCAGTAGCCTTTAATATTAGTCCCAATGATGCACATAAACACCAAAGAGAGATGGCAGTAAGAATTTTAGAAAATGCAGAAGATGGCTATAAAGCCCTTTACTGCTCAACAACAATGGTCGCATTTGGAAGTATATTTCATGAAGATGACGATGTACAAGATTTCTTAGAATGGTTAAATGCAGACCCAAGGCTTTTAGATAATAAAGAGCTTGATGCTAAAATTTATCAATGGAGGTATGATCGAGAAAATGTTTGCTAATACCTAATAACAAACACCAAAGAGAGATGACACGAGCCGAACAAATTTCTAGGGTCTACGACCAGCTTAAAGAACTGCAACTTTCCAAGAATGCAGACTACGGCAATAGTGCCTTTGATGACGTTGAGGTTTTTGGTGAGATCATACCAGCGAAGAACGGCATTCTAGCAAGGATAGCAGACAAGCTAAAGAGGTTGGAGAGTGAGAACCTGGAGGTGAGTGAAAGTAAGGGGGATACAATAAAGGACTTAATTGGTTATCTTGTAATCCTCTTAATTCTAGACAATGAGTAGCCCATACTATACAGACCCCAAGGTTAAGGAGATGATAGACGAAGCATTACACCAATGTGCTTTACTCTTCGCTAATCTAGGTTGCACCGATCCAAAGGAAGCCTATGACGAGGCTAAGGAACAAGAGCAAAGAATTCTAACGAAGTTGATGAACTACGACCCTGACCTTATAATGCGCCTTCTAAATGACTAAGAAAGAACTAATTAGGCAATATATAGAAGAGAACCAGCTTCATAAGGAGCCTAAGAGGACTATTGCTAGGATGGTTGTCAGAGCCTTCCCCGAAGTGTTTGAACAAACCGATAAGCAGATTAATAGCGTTAGGAGGCAAGTGACTAATATTCTTCCTTGTAATAAAATAACAAAGGAGAACAGAAAGAGGGTAGAAAGAGGAATTGAAGCGTTAATCCCTAGAGCGTTAAAGAAGGGTTCTAAGACGTTTAAACTTCCTGAAGGTACTTGGATAGTCCTTAACGACATTCACTTTCCCTATCACGATGAAAAGGCCCTTAAAACGGCTTTAATGTACGCCAAAGAAAGGGACGTAGATGGAATTCTTTTGAATGGGGACTTGTGTGACTTTTATTCTATTTCTAACCACGCTAAGAAGTGGGACGGTGTTGACCTGGTAGGTGAAATAGAAATAGCACAAGAATTTTTTCAGGGTCTAGTCGAAGAGTTCCCGAAGGCTAAGATCATTTGGAAGCTAGGTAACCACGAGAATAGGCTATTCAGGGACTTGAATAAGAACGCTCCTTACATCGCTGGTCTTTTGTCGATGAACTTCGGGATGAATATGGGGATTGAACAATTCTTCAGAACTAAAGAATACGGCATAGAAGTCTTGCACGACCAAACCATTATAGACGCTAACGGGCTTCTAGTTCTTCACGGGCACGAGTATGGTATTAGTGGCGTTAACCCATCGAGGAAGATGGCCCAAGAACTTAAAACGTCAGCCATTCAGGGACACCTTCACCGATCAGAGTCCTACAACATAAAGAACGGCCTAGGTCAGGACATTATGTGCGCTACTATGGGATGTTTGTGTAACTTGAACGCTGACTATTACGGTAAGGCTAAACTTGTTTGGGTTCACGGTTTTGGGATGCTTGACGTTACAGAAGACGGCTGGGCCTTTGAAAATAAAATAATCATAAAAGGGAACATCTATGGGAACTAGGGTTAACTCTATGCGTTGTGATGGGTTTGATAAGGCTATTATTGGAATAGTTGAAATACCCGAAGCAAGGATTGTTTACTCTAAGCAACGTATGGTAGAAATACTAATACTTGACGGACAAACAAGGGAAGAGGCTATAGAGTATCTAGAATTCAATACCTGGTGTGTTCAAGGTGAAGGATATCCCATATATTTGGACATTATGGACACCGAAGAAGTTTATCAATATGTGGAAAATGCCTAATATGGAAACTAAGTGCGAACTACTAGCAAGGGGTTGTGATTGCGGCCCTACTGAAATGCGTAAATGCTTCACAGAGAGCCAATTAGGGAAGAAGGTAATTAGCAGAAGCAAGGCTTTTGTTATGATCGCTTGGTTAGCCGCGCTAATGATGACGCTTTCAGCTGGCTTTGTTATCCTTGTTGTTACGCTCGTGAAGTGGTTTGGTTGTGCCTAGTGGGGTAAGAACTGCATACTACGCCTTAAAAGACTTCCGACAAAGGGGGAGGGTAATACAGAAGGGCCAACGAGTGACTAGCATAGATTCAAAGCTTATTAAGTACTACCTTGAAAGGGGTTTTATTGAAAAGAAAGTTGAACGATTGAATGAGGACAATACTTCTAAGGGGTAAAACTTTACGAATCTCAGCTAGTGAATGCTGGTATGTTATGAATGAGTCTAGGGACTTAAAGACCTACACGGCCTCAGATGATCAAATAAATCACGATTGTGGGGTCTATATCTTTTGGGGATGGGATGACAAGCCCATTAGGATAGGTAAGGCCGTTAAAGCTAGGAATAGGGTCTTAATGTATGGGAAAGATAAGAGGTTGGGGGGAATGCCTGAAGTGATTGATTCTTGTCAGTACGTTAGTTACATAAGGTGTGAGGACAATGAAGAATCTTCATTATTAGAATTACAATTAATCCAAGAATACAAACCTAAATTCAACACACAATGCCTAAACAAGTAGATTTAACAACGGGCCAAGAAGTGCCGTTAGACCCTAAAGTTGTTAAGATAATTAAGGATGAGCCCGTTAGTATGGATGACTTCGTTAAGAGTCTTGACGAGGATGAGGAAACAACGTGCAACCTGGACGATGAGGAATGCGAAGCTTGTGGGTCGTAAAGTTTTTTTTGGTGGTTTAGAAATTCTTTCTATCTTAGCCCCATCATAAAACAACAACAATGAACCACTTCGAAAAATACATCAGCAACAACGAAAGCGAAGCCGTTGAATTCTTAGCATCTAAGGGTGCTACTGAAATAGAACAGAAAACCGCACGTTGTGGATGTGGAGAAACCCACGGGGTCAAAGGCTATGATCAAGACTACAACTTAATAGGTGTGGTTGCAGTTTGTGAGAACTGCGGTGAAGACCTTTAAACCCTTACGCTTAATCGTCACTAAGACCCTTCGGGGTCTTTTTTTATTCTATGACGTTTACTAGGCTAGAATCTACCTTTACGCTATCGCTGACAATGTAAACGGTGTCGTGGGGTAGGTGTTCTACGATGTCCCTCTCTAGGGTGGGTAAGAAGAATTTAACCTCGATCCACGCAAACAAGGAGAACGCAAGGAGCGCAATGATAGCAAATTGAAGACCTTCCCAAAGTAGCTTATTCATCCTATTTTATTGAAGAATTTGTCGTAGAACGCTTCTACCACTTTCAAGCCTCCGAACCCTACAATAAAGGCCGTACCATACTGACTAGACCCCGTTAGGTTAAACCACTCTATAAGGACGGGAGAAAGGTAGTTAGCGGCCATAGTTCCCGTGACCACGGCAAGGAGTTGCTCCTTTACACATCTCTTTTTTTTGACGGTTATAAGCGACCCGAAGAATCCCCCTATCATCAAACCTATATTTATTCCTAGTTCGCTCAGGCTCATTAGTACATCCAAATTACGTCAGGTGATTTATGTAGGTCAATGTCCAAGTGAATGAAGGTCTTCGCTATTCCAATTCGGTCAAAGCCCAGCCTTAACGCTTCATCAACAATCTTAAACCTCTTAGCGGACTCGGTGCAATGAATGTCCACGGCTAGGCCCTTTAGGTGGCTTGAGTTAACTGACCCTCCAACCGCTTCATTCCTCGCTACCGTTCTCACTCCCGAATTGATCTTGAGCGGAAAACCACAATTGCCCCTTAACTCATCTAGCATAGTCAAAAGACTTTCATCCATCAACTCACCGCTACCAGGTTTGTCGGGACTATCGAACTCTTCTAGTTTAAAGTACCTCACTATTCCAATCTTCTGTAAGTTCTTCAACTAAGGTTAGGCCGCTCTCTTCATCGGGTTCGATGGTATGTGCAACTATCGCCCACTTGCTTCCGTCAGGGTGTTGGCGTGGGGTCGCCCAGTTGCTTGTGATGCTTCCCGTGTATGCCTTCGCCTGATTGACCTTCGAATTATATGCGTTGCACTCTTCAAGTGTTCCGATGTACCAGCTCATGCCTCAAAAATTGAGAAGTGGTCGTTGATGTTCGTTTCAATGCTCGTGCGGATGCCGCTTTGGTCGGTGTCGAAGATGATGAGTTCCTGATAAACCCCGTCCATATAAGCGGCATCGCTGCCTATGTTATTGAACAAACCATCCGTCCCTGTTCCGCTTGACTTTGTCGAAATGCTCGTTCCATCAACTGCAAGTTCCACACTTGTCGAATTCTTGTAGGTCCCTATTAATTTTTGTGCACCTGTAATAACAGGCAAGCCTTCTAAGTTCTGCCAGTTTGCGTCAAAGTCACCATTTCGATAGCGGAAATATTGAGAGGCCAGAAAATACCAATAATCACTTCCTCCCCCTCGCCAAACAATGTCCCCTGCTGCGGTATTCAAAACGCCAATAATAGAAGGGCTGCCTCCGATATTCAAGTTAGACGCAAAGCCAAGTTTGTCATCCACCCCATCGAACTCAATTGCCGCCTTGCTATTCTCTTCAACAAGTGTGCCCCCACTCACTACCAAAGGTTGCTCGGATGCGTCCGCGTTTATCGCGTCATTTCCATTACCACTTTGGTCGTACCATTTTGAAACATAGCCGTTATCTGTACCTCCCGTTCCCACAAAATCAAGCAGAGCCGTGCTGTCAAGGTCTCCATTCGCATCGAAGCCAATATCTTGCTCCGTGTCATCGCTTGACCTTCTCACCCGTATGGCGTTGAGCGTTTCAGCCTCGGTGAATTGGCGCAGAGAGTAGTAAGCCGTAACCCCTCCGAACACATCGCCAAAGCCTGAATAAGCTGGGGTTGGTGTAGAGCCTCCCGTGCTTGGGTCAACCTTCACATAATCGTTAGCACTAGACCCCACATTAAGCATAGCCCCAAAGAACTCAATGTTAGCCGCTGCATTCTCAGTATTCTGAATGCTCAACTCGTACACCCCACCCGTTGTGGTCGTGAAAGTGTATTCAAACCGTGTCCAGCTAGTCGTTGCAGTCTTAGCTTCAGCCGCGCTTAAAGTGACGTTTCTCAGCCTGAACTGATCCGTTCCCGTATTCACACGAGCGTAAACACTAAAAGTGTATTGAGTAGAAGCGGATAAGGTCACAGATTGCTGAACCCTCGACTGCCTATTTGCCGTGAAGTTTACGCGCTGGGCATCTGTTCCCCCGTTCGGGTCTGTTACACCTCCCGTAATTGTGGGAGCGTCCGTGTCGGGTTTTTTAAGCCAGTCCAATGAACTAGTAAAGTCCTCGGTAGCTTTAAGCAAGTTAGAAACCCCACCGCTCTTAGACTTATAGTAATGGTAGAAGTGGTTCAGATTCATAGGGCTAAAATAAGACCTACCCCCTGCCCCCTAAGAGTCTGTCTATAGCCATATTCAGCACCTTAATAGCGAATAGAGCCGCAAGCCCCCACATTAGCCATTTAGACCACCAAGGTCTATCTTCGTACTTAATAACTGGGGGGAGTTCAATCGTTTCTGTTATGGTTATTGTGTCTGACCTACACTCACCCTCAACCCTCAAAGTGTCGTGAATGCGTCTAATCTTAATTCTAAGGCGTTCTTTCTCGATTGTAATGGTATCTATCGGGAGAGCCACGAAAGTCGTTTCTACGCGTTCTAAGGGCGTAATAATAACCGTGTCCACCACTTGCACTATTTCGGGTTGGATAATTGTAGGGTCTTTCTGTATTGCTCTCCTTAGGTGGAAGCTTGCGGAACAAGACGTTAAGGCCACTAGACAAATAAGGCTAATGATCGCTAGAACCTTAATAATGTCGGGGGTGGGTTTTGTTATTGTCATTCTACTTCGGGTAATAAACCTGGGTCTTCTGAATCTCTAGCACCTGGAGAGTCTGACGCTCCATTATTAAGGTTGTACGGGGACGCATTTGGCCTATTAGGTAACTCGGTTACTGGTACTCCCGTTACTTCGTTAGAATCGTACTCAAGCCAAGTCTGTTCCATTATGTTGTCCCTAGCCATAAACCTAGAGTTTAAGACAATGTATTGGACTTCACCAGCCGACCCCAAAGGGAACCCAGCCCCCGTAATGGTTCGACCATATAGGTTAACATCACTAATAAAGGTCATGTCAGGCCTTTTAACGGGCTTTTGGTAAATCTGAGCGTGTTTCCTAAGAAGGTAAGTAACCAAGGGCGTGTCTGCCGTTCCCGTCCCGTCCGTCCAATTAGAAGTTTCGTTGTCCCAATCTGTACCATCCCAAGCCCTTGCTTCCGTGGGAACGCCCCCAATAGCGTCATTAATGTGTAAGCTTCCAATATCCTTAACGAGAACACCAAGGCCATTCTGACCCGTTCCTAGAGAGTGCGTGAAGGTGTCCACTAGTGGATCATCTATAGCGTAAACGGTGGCCCCTTGGGTTAGGTTCCTAAGTCCAGCGGCTTGAATCTGTGAAGAGGTTAGCGTTATTGTGTCCGTGTCAACGTCAGATGTTATTGTATTAGGGTTTTTATCTAGGGCCACTAACTGAACCTGAACCGTTATCGACCCTTGGCTACCCGAAGGGTGCTTAACACCGAACACGCCTAGCCCGTTACCCCCTCTAAGGCCGTTAGTGGTGTTGATCAAAACGTGTAGGTCTTCCCTATTTGGACTAAGGGCGTTGACACTAGCTATGACCAATTCATTAGCCGTAAGTTCACCGAAAGGCCCAAAGGTTGAGAAGTCAGGATAAACGTGACCAGTTGAACCACTCTTCAAGGTGTCAAAGAAGTTAGTAGCCGCCACGGTGTTCCACCGCTCAGTAGTGTCCCAAGCATTATTTAGGTTGTCAACCCTACCGAAGTTGTGTCCCGAACTAGTGTCCCTATATGGCCCCCAATAGTACGTTTGAGAGTTGTAAACCGTTGTTACATAAAGGCGAAGTTCTAGCCAACATTCCTTTGTAGTGCTTAGTTGGTTTTCGGCTGGGAATACTCCAGGTACAACGGACAAGGTTATGTTTCCGCTATCGCTCGTGGTGAAAGTTCCTGAAGCGGCATTATTAGCCAAGTACAAAGGCTCGTTAAGAATCTCTTGCCCAAAGTCTTCTTTTAAGGTCACTCGGTCAGCGGCTTGCTCGAAGCCAACGGTTAACCCTTGTAGCTTGTCGTTCGTGAATCCCGTGTTGAATATCCTAGTTGAATAGGAAACTCCCGTAAAGGTTCTAGGGTTGCTAGTACTACTATCCGTTTCGTAGTAATCTCGGTCAAACTCCCTTACTTGTGTTGATGTCGAAACAAGCATCTTAGTGAACGGGACAACCTCATAACTACCATTGATCAACCTTATTTGTGAGTTGAAGGCGAACATAATTCTAGTAACTATATCGTACCAGTTGCGCCCATCGAACTCAACACCCTTCCCATCCCATACCTTATAGAACAAAGGGTTATAATTGTTAATGGTGGTTTCTGCTAGAGTGTCGAACTGAGTGTTATAAGACCCGTGACCATCTGAGCGAAGGTCTACCGCACTAACTAGGAAGTCCGTTCCGCTACTTAGGTCTAGTGGGTCTACCTCTCTAAGCATCTTAACGAGAACAGAAGAGAAGTTTCTAGGGTCATCTCCCGTGGCCCACGGTGCGCCTGAAGATATCTCTTTAAGCTTGCCCAACCCATCGAATGCGGTTACTCTAAAGACATAGGGCTGGTGTTGTAAGTCCACGTTAACCCCGTCTTGGTATACCATACCGAACCACATTAAGTCTTCATCTTCGTACAAGCGAACCCCGAACCTATCTTCTTGGAGTTCCATAACGTCAGAGGCCAAGGTTTCAACTGAAGAGTTCTCTACCATTATGCCCATTGAGAATGAGCCGCCCATTATATGCTTGAGTTTATCTCCCTCGCCTTGCTCTAGGGTGAACCCGTCACGGTCTAGGGTTAGTTCTAATGGATCACCGTCCGTGGTGTTGTCGTATTCGTCATCAATTATATGAATCTCGAATTCTGTATCTGTAACGGTTGAAGTGAACTTGGCCTTTGCCCTAATTCTTACGTCTGAGATTAACGCCATTAGTTGTAACGAGTTACAGAATTTCTAGTTCTTGCTCTAGATGTTTCAAGGTCACGGCCTTTAAGTCCTAAAGTCAAGAAGCCTCCTACCAAGCCGCCTAATGGCCCAGCGAACGAACCTAACCTAGTTGCTAACGCTTGCGTCAGGAGTTCACTAACGATAGCCCCAATAGCATTAGCGAAGATGTCCCCAGCCGCTTGGGTATTTTCTGCCGCTGCTACTAAGCTTTGTGAAAGTATACCAGCCGAACTACCGAAGTCGAACATTGCTTCATCTGCCTCAAAAGTCCGTTCTTGCAGTTGTGACAGAACAAGGTTAGAAGTGTCTTCATACTTAATCTCAGGCCCCGTAATGGTAGGCTTCACGAAGCCACCCGTATCCATTTGCCCCCGAAGACGTAGGTTAAAAGTACCCATTTGCCTTTGGCCTAACTGCGTGGCTTGTTGCATACTCCTTTGCAGTTGCACCCCTTCCATTCTAGCCCTTCTCAGCTTAGTAGCCTCCTCGGTTGCCTTGGCTAGTTCTTTGGCTAATTGATCAGCGGACTTTCTAACCTTCTCAAATGGCTCACCCGTGGGGCCGAATACGGGAGGTGCTTGAGCACCTTGGGGTAATGGCCCGACACCTGGAAGACCAGCACCCCTACGCTCGTTAGCCATACGCTGCGCCCTAGCTAGTGACTCTGCCGCCTTCTTAGATGCCTCGTCTATCTTCTTAACTGACTCGTCTAGCCAATCAACACCAACCAAGTCATAAAGGGCCAACATATAAGCCTCCCTATAAGCGTCAAAGGTTCCGTATATACCCCTTCCCTTAGATAGGTCGTTAGCTACCTTGAATAGCTTTTCAGTCCTAGACAACGCTTCACCCATTGCCTCAATAGCATCTCCCCAAACGTCTGTATTACCAACGGTATTAAGAAGGCTATCCCACTTGTCACCAAGGTTAGACACCTTACCCCCTAGGGTTTCAGATATAGCCGCCATAGATCCGCTAACCCCTCTCATATCCCCTAGCCCCTTAACGTAGTTCTCAATGGCCTTAGTGGTGAAGTCTACCGTTGTGGCTTGCTCCTTAAAGGTGAATGTAACCTTATCCCCTTGCTTAGATGCCTTAATACCAAACTCCTTGAGTCTTTCGAATTCCCCCGTTGTTGCATCTGCGACTGCTTCAGCGAGTTGATCAAACCCTTTACCTACCGAACTAGCAAGGTCACCATATTGGCGCATTGCTTCCATTGATGGCTGGAGGCCGTAGTTAGTAAGCTTGACAAAAGCCCCTGACAACTCAGCGACACTAAAGGGCGTTCTAGCCGCCATCTCTTTAATGTCCAACAAGGCTAATTTAGCCGCACCGCTAGAACCAAGGGTGTTAGTAAGAACCGCTTCGAACTTCTCAAACTCAGACCTTACCTCAATGACTGCCCTAGAGAACCCAATTATTGCCTGAACTGAGAAAGCCGCTGCTATGGCTCCCCCGATCCTTTTCATGCCAGCACTCATAGCCGTTTCCGACTTCTTAGCACTTCCCTTAACGGCCCCCTCCATTCTCGCTAAGTCCCTCTTCAGGTCGGAGATGTCGGCAGTTACCTTAACATTCAGTTCTTCTACGGTCATACGACAAAAGTAGTTTTACCCTTCTTGCCCCTTATTCCACGCCTCTAAGACCTTGGCTTGCTCCTCAAAGGAAATAGCTGGTTTCTTGGGGTCACCGTCTATAAGTGGTATCTCTAGAATGTCCTTGGCCTTAACGGGCTTCTTGACGTGTGGGTTAATTAAGGCAGCCATCATATTCCTCCAACGATCATCTTCCCTAGCCATACGCCTATTCACCCCCTCTAGACGATAGATGAACTCTTTGAATGTGGTATTATAGAAGCGTTCTAACGGGAGGCCCAGGTCACCACACCAAAGGGCTTCAGCCTTGTCGAAGGTTAGTCCGCTTCCTCCTTTCCCCCTTCCTTGTTCTCAACCTTCGGTAAGGACTCCAAGAACTCTTTCAGGGCGTTGCCCATCAGTTCGGGGTTGGTCTTAGCAGTTTCCAAGAAATCGTCTTC